CCTACGCCTTTTTCCCAACGACGAGTATTACGAAGTACATCGCCAGTATGATGTACTTCTGTAGGAACCTCTTGCCAAACTCCTGGCGTAGTTTCCGTAGCCAGAACGTAACCGATCAGACCACTAAACTTTGCCATTTTGAAGTCCTTTTAACGATTAACCTTCTTCATCCGGAGCAACCTGCTCGAAGACGAGAGCGCTCTTCGGCATGGTCAAGCAGCCACACATTCTGGTCTCCAGCAGATACTTCTGCTGGTTGTAATCCAGATCGAAATCGTCAAAGAACGAGACATCGCCACCCTTATCGGCGCCCACGGTATAATCACGGGGGTTCACGATGATCGCGATCAGATTCAGCTGAACTGGAACAACATCATCCGACATACGGAACATGTCGTCCATCAGATTGACTTCGACGATCTTGGAGACGCGGAGAACGGTCTCGAGTTCGGCCTGGGTCGCGTACAGACGGCGACCATTGTTGTCCTTAACGAGGAGCATGTCAGCCACGACAGTAGTCGAAGCAAACAGCATGGGATTGCCGGAACCCTTGTACTCGCTGCGAGCCCGGATCATGTCCTCAATGATCTCTTCGGCTTCGTGTTCGGCCGCAATGCGGACGTGGTGAGCGTAGATATCGTTGTCGGTGTAGATCGGGCGAATATGATCTTCGTTGATCTTGTCGGGGCTGTTTGCCAGGCGTCCGTCACCGAGGAGCATAGCGCGGGCCTTTTCCTCGTTGAGCATGACCTGCATCTCGCCCTTCAACCAAGAAACGACGTCGAAATCGGTGATATCCAGGATATCGTCCCGATCCAACTTTTGTTTTTTATAGATCGTGGTCGGGATGGTCGTGCGGGTCAGAAGTTTGATAACTTCATTCGTCTTCAGAGCGCCCTTGACATAACCCTTCGCGCGAGCTTCAGGTTCGGTGATGTCGGCAGCGAGGCTCTTAATCCGGCTGAACGGGGACTTGCGAACACCATTCAGAACGACATTGACCCATTCCATATTGCGGCTGATCATGTCGGGCGCATCAGCAACCGTGCGGGCGGTCGGGAACATCATGTCGATGTCGTCAATACCATAATCGCCAGCATGAATCAAAACAGACTGCTTAAGCGAGCCGCCATTCAGCTGAGCATCGCGAACGATAGTGGCGAAATCGTCGTGACTAAGAACAAACCGGTCATTCTTCTGCTCTTCTTTGTTGAACACGTTATTCTTCATAATCTTTTCTTCTCCATCTTCTGAAATATCGGAATGAGTAAAGTCGCTGCCGGATTCGACAGCCTCGGAAACGCTCGCGATTAACGCGTAAACAACAGTCTTCTGTTTCTCGCTAAGGGTGTTGAACACGTCTTGGACGGTCTTCCCTTCCCCAGAATTGTCTGCCTGGGACATGCTCTCGCCGTCGCTAGAATCATCTTGCGGTTCTACCGCGGCAGCGATGATGACATAAACGGCATCTTTTTGTTCTTCACTAAGGGTATTAAAGATTTCTCCAAGAGTTTCTTCTTTGTCCTCCTTAGCGGGTTCTTCGGCATGGAATAATTCAACTTCTATTCCGGTAGAGATGATGGCGGTCCCGTCTTCTTCGGTCTCGCTGCCGTCTCCATGTAAAATCGTCGGAGTCTCAATAACAGCCCCGGGATTTGCCCCAGAGAGAACGAGACTTACTTCGCGAATCTGCCCATGCACAACATCGTTCCCCTTCTGAACGAGTTGATTTGCGTAGATTGAAAGATGGGTAATATCTCCATGATCAACCAAAAGCTTTCCATTTTGACCTGCCGCGGTGGCGTTAAACTTGCCATAGGCATAGACACCCTCTGGGCGCTCTTCCAAATAGGCATGACCAAGAATATTGGTCGGATCATTGTGGAAATGCTGCCACACAAGCGGAACAGTTTTTCCGTGATTTGCCTTGAAGGCGCCGGACTTAATCGTGCGCCCATCCGTGCATACAAGGTCGACTTTCGTGGCCCATCCACTAAAGTCCCACTTATCAGTTTTGTTAAACGCTTTCGCCATTTTGTACCCTTTCTATTATTGAAGTGCCAACTTGAGGTTCTCCGCCGCCTTCTCCTTCGACAGGTTGACTTATATTTCTGTTCCGCAACTCGTCAGATTTCTTATCGGGGTTCGGACGCATACCAATAACTGCTCGAACATCATTCGGAGACATAATCTCATTCCTAGTAAATGTATCGGCCATGGTAGCCATCTGCGCCGCTGAAAGAAGACGAAACGGATTATTAATATACATAATCGTTTGTCCTTGAGTTCTTGCGGTCTTGGTCAGAAATTTTCTTCTCAACTCCGACGTTATCGCAGACAGAATAGTTTTTACTGTCGAGTTGAAATAATTCAGCATCGTTGTCTCGTTCGCCGTTCCGTCCAAAATGCTAGTCGTGAGTCCCAATTGACTGTACAACATACTAGTCAAGAACTCAATCTGTTTCATTAGGTTGTTTTCGACAGGGCGATTCAACTGTGTGAATTTTTCAGTCGCATCAGTATAGGCTATTCCATACTGAGAATCTCTAAGCTGCTCTACAATTTGCTGCCGTCTATTTTCGGCTTGCGCTTGTCGCAATGTAGTTTTTATAGCGTAAGGTAACTGAACTATCAAGTCGAGTTTACCAGATCCGCTTTGTTCGTCAATTGCGTCTAGTAGGTTAAGTTTGTAAATTAAACGTTTTAGAATGGAGTTTGGCTCGTTCATTACAGAATAAAAAGGATTTTCAATTATTGCCACGTCTTTTTTTGGCAATACGATTTCTTCTTTTCTTCCTGAGTTTTCATTATAAACGCTAACCCGAACGTGCTTCGGAAACCACTGTAAAATCTTTCCGGTTCTCATTGTTTGGATGTCGTACGATGTGGAAACCGAAGGATTTATTGTCGTATCGACCGGAACGACCGCTACAACTCCTTCGTCGCACATTGATATAACGACATCCTGAAAGAAACTTCTAGCGGATTGATCGATGTTGGCTTCCATCCCTAAGCAGTAGTTAATTCCAGAGCTTATAGTTTCGAAATAACTACCATTTTGATCCAATCTAGCATGAATTATAGGAGTATCGGAAACATCCACACTGAGACGATTATAAATGGACGCGACTATCGATTTTTCGCTTCCGCTGCTCATTCTTACTCTATCGGGGCGAGAACTCGAGCTTGCACCAATGGAGTAGGGAGCGACAGTGCCAGTTTCTTTTTCTCTAAAGGCATTCCATGCGTGCTGTATTCTTTGTCGAAATGATAATTGGGTATCTTGATTTCCCAGCATTTATTTCACCTCCTCTCCTTAGATTTTAGACCGGATTAATATGCCGACCCGAGAGACACACGGCGCCAGTTCTTGCCTGCGGTCGTGTTATCGGCAGTGAGTACGTAGAGATACGAGGAATCGACGAGATTCTCGCCGAGCATCCCTACTGTTCCGTCGACGCCGCCACTTAGAAGAGTGGCAGCACCAGCAAAAGAAGCATTAGGGAGAGTTTCTCCAATAACAATCGCATTCCCGACAACTCCAGCAACATCAGCAGTGAGATCGATCGTGTCCCCTGCACCATCAGCAGCACCAACACCCTGCGTATCAGAAGACGTAATAGCCGCGACAAGAGCCGTAATAGCGTTAGCCGCAGAACAATCCGCGCCGGTAGCCAAAGTAGCAGAAGAGAATACATTACCGACAGCGGTAAAGGTTTCGGTAGTACCAATCGAGTTTCCAGCGGTTCCGCCAACGATAGCCGTCAGCGTGCAGACATTGGCGGCGAAATCGGAGGCCGTCAGGAGAGGCTGCGGAATGTTCAAGCCATCAGTGCCATTAATCGCGGCGACGATCGCGAGTTTGGCGGTTGCCAAATCACTCCCAACCGAAATCTTGCCCGCGGCATCGGCGGTTCCAGCATCGACGAAGGTGTAGACAGTCGTCCCAATAGACATGGTGTCGCCAGCGGTGGGCTGAGTCGGGAGGGTCAGCGTGTTAGTTGCTCTGGTGGTATTCGCCAGAATGTTAACGCCGATATTGGATACCGCGGTTTTTATCTGAGCGGCGTCCGCGAGAAACTCGTAAACGTCGGTTCCTGGTACGCCGGGATTATTAATGGTGACGGTTTCGCCATCTTTGACAACGCCGGTGAAAGTAAGAACCTTAGTGGCGTTCACAGCATTTACCGGAGTTCCAGTCGCAGCGACATCATTGATCTCGTCAATCATGTTCTTGACGATGTTGCCAAAGGCCATGGCCTTGGTTTTTTCATTAATCCGATTAAGATCGTTGACCTGACGAGCGGATAGGTTGTTCATGTTTTACCTCTTAACTGCCTTTGAAATGGTTGAAATGATTCTTTTTCCCTGCGAAATAACGAACGCATCTACTTTGTCTTTATTTCGAAGATATAGAGCACTTGCTACTGTAACGCTTATTGGGCCTGTAATGTCTAAAGCTTTCTTCAGAAATTTACGCCCTTTGTCCAAAGTATCGATTCGGACTCTGTCGTTAACCGCTTTTTTTGCGGATTTCGCCATGTCTACGGATGCCAGATGGACATTAAAAGCTTTTTCGTAATCCGGAATATTTTTCTTTTTCCGATCGATTTCCGCTTTTAACAACTTTCGTTTTGTTCCGGCAGTTTCTCCGTAGAACATCTTTGCGTCGGCATGACGTTTGGCATCTCGCCGAGCCATGTTATTTGTTGATCTGGACACCCCAGGAACATCGCTTTTTCTATGTCCCCATCTCATGCCGAGAACACCAAAGTGTTTTAAGTCGTTTGACATAAGTACTCCCTATGGCTTCGGTAAGTTTTTCATGAAAGCTTTAAAATATGCACGGTAATTTGAATCTGAAAGGACTTCCCTAGTGGTATTCCAATTTTCCCCGTCCATTGGCTCTAAGAACTTTAAAGAGCTTTTTATCATCTCTTTTGTTATTTTTGTGCTTCCTTCAATCGAAGCGGAAGATCCTTTTAGAAGTATCATCGGCATTCTCGCCAATCGACCGGCATCGTTATCGTCAACCAAAGCATTGTAGCCCAAAGAAATAACCTTTTCTTTGTACTTTCTACTAGTCTCCGACTTATCTAATAAGTTTGTAGCGACCGTATTGTAGAACGTTTTTGCAAAGGCCACGGGATCATCGACGCCAAATCTAAATTTAGTCGCGCCGGGACTTGACATCTCATTGATAACTATATCCGTATTAAAACTTTTACAGAAATCTTTGTCTGTCAGAAGGGCGGCCAATATATCGACGCGCTTTCTTGCAGATGGAGATTTAATAATCTCGTTGGACTTTATGCTTAGCTTATAAGCATCCATGTCTCTACCGAGAATATCGTTCGTGCTCCACATCGCTTTCATAAAAGCCATGTATCTTCTATTGTCGTCCGGATGATAACTTACATAGGCGCCGTTGTGAAGATTACCATTTGGAACAGCATCGTGAGCAATTCGTTGGAAAGAGCGCCCGGCCTCGATAATGATGTCTTTAGTATCAAGTTCGGCGTATTTTTTGTCGCTTAAAGGCGCGTAACGAACTTTATCATGGCCGAGCCAAGCGGCTAAAAAGTGATTAACTTTTTCCGCTTCTGGAGATTCTCTTTCTTTTACCCCCAGAAGTTTATTTATTCGCTGCTCACCTTTGGTTAATTCTTCTCTTCCAAATTCATCGAGTTTTTTTTCTTTATTTTTTCCAAGAAAATTTGCGACTGTGTCGTCTACAGCCTTTTTGTTCTTGGCATAAAGAACCGCCCCGGCGACTAGTGTTAACCCGACTCCAACACCAATCGCTATGTTTCTTATTTTTTTTTGTCTGGCGGCTTTTTCTTCCGGGGTCATTTTATGCTCTATCGCTTCGTAATTCACGACAGCAGCATTTGGATTTTTTTTAAGCAAATCCGAGTTCTTCTTTTTTAATTCTTCGAATTTCTTGGAATTTCCAACTCCGGAAGATGTTTCCTCTGGTTTTCTATGGCCCCAACGCATTCCAGGAATGCCATAGTGTTTTAAGTCCTTTGGCATCGTTAGTCCTCCTTAAGTGAAAAGATCTTTATTGTCTGTGTAGGCGACGTATGCGTCCATCATGGCACTAACGTTGTCGATCTTCTGCTCAGCCCGTTTCTTAAAGAGTTTTCGGTTCCCATTAGTATCTTCCAATGTTATCGCATTTCCCATAGAAAATGACATTAGAGCCTGATCGAAGATTAGCATTCGTTCGCCTGAGAGAATTTTCAATTCACCTAGTGGGACTGACTCTGTTTTGGCACCCTGAATAACTTTGACAATGCCATATGGGCCGTTCTCTCGCTCCCATCTCTCAACAAATTTTTTAGCGTTATACGGGTCATAGCCAAAACATCTAACGTCGTAACCCGAATCCGCTATGAATTTGTCGAGATCGTCATAGACTTCGTCCATATCCAAAACCGTGCAATCCAAAACCTGAAGACTCCCTTCGGAAAGGAATTCTTCGTATTTTGCCCGCATCGCTCCTGGAAGTTTCATAAGGGTCAAAGATGTAATGTATGAGCGAGTCTTTATCCCGAAAGCTCCACGAGGAAGCGGGAATAAGAATGTAAATGCGCAGAAATCGTCGCCTTGCGAGAGATCCGCCCCAAGTGCACATGGCATAGACCAGAAGTCTCTTTTTCTGTGCGGGAGAGTTTCTTCATAAATGAAGAAATATGTGTAACCCTCCATAGGTATTCCGAAACGCTTCGCTAATATGTCGTTTCGAGTTGCCGGGGCATTTTCGGCTCTTTCAACTTCCAACTGATATGTCTCATAAGTTACAGTTATTCCGAGATTTGGTTGCGCCTTAATCCACATTGAAGGATCGGCCACTTCTTTAACATCATCCAAACGATAATACCAAATAGATACGTGCGGGTTTATGTAATCACCCTTTAGTATGTTTAGTAGTTCCATTTTGATGGTGTCGCCGGAACTATTACGGACAGTGCCTTCCGAGCTCATCGCCACTATTAGATAGTCGTCAAGTTTGGAGGCACCTTGCTCTATGGCGCCAACAACATCCTCTCTGATGTCTCCGGACAACCACTCGTCAACCGTTGCAATCTTTGGTCTGAGTCCTTGAAGACGATCGATTGACATTGGTCTGACTTCTAAAAGCGAACCAGTTAAGAAATTTTCTATTCCCTTTTTTGTAGAGGCAAGTTTAACTCTATTCGCCTTGGAACCGGTCGTGTTCTGAAGAGACCCTTCTGTGAGAAATTGGAAGAGAGGGCCGCGAGCTCTCGTGATGGAGGTACGTACTGGAGATAGAACTTCCTCGGCTTGCTTCATCGTTGGCGCTGTGGTTATCTGATGGGTGGTCGTCGTGTCAACATTCAAGAAATAGTTCTGAATACAACTACCATACATGCTCTTCGCGGCCCCTCTCGCCACTATCAAATATTGCTTGTTTATTAGACGTTTTTTGATCGATTTGCGAACGTACTTTCCGCCGTGGTTGTCTGGCGATGGCTGGTAAACACTTCTCTCGACGTAATAATACCAACCGAAAATTTGTTCGGCCCATAGTTTGAAACTATCTAATAAAACTAAATCAGCGCCATCTGTTAAAGTTAGCTCTTTCTCGCAATATCTAATAAAACCTTCAACGGCCTCGCTATCGTAATAGATTCCCTTATTTTTTATTAGGGCGTCTATACGATTCATCTCCATTGAGATTTCTTTGCATACGGGGATGTCGCCCTTCAAAACTTTCTCACGAAATTCTTTATAATATCTGGGAGCCGCAGTGTTTGAAAGGGCCATCTATATCTATCCTTTGATCATGCGTTCTCTTGCAGTCTTGAACGCGGTTACGACGAACTTTTTAACGTAGGGGGTCGCCAAGGCAATTCCAGCAGCGGCGATTCCTGTAAGGATTTTTTTCCCTTGCTCGCTGAGAACATCTTCAACTATTTTTCTCCCACGATCGGATTTGAAACGATCCAATTCTTTTAGGGTTTTTTCTAGTTGAAGACGGTTGTTTATTTTGGTGATCTCGGCGTTGCTAAGTTCGTGGAGTTTTTTTTTCTTTAAGGATCTACTTTCTAGGTGATCCGAACTCGGAACCGAAACAGACTTTGCTTTCCTATGACCCCAGCGCATTCCAAGAACGCCGACATGCGACAAGGATTTACTTTCCATAATAATCTCCTAACGAAGTTTGCTAAGCTGGTGTAACTCGCTGACCAAAAGCATGCCACTGGCGGTGACTGCGGCGGCTGTAATGATCATTGCGGTCTTCTTTTGCCCTTTGCTCATATCCGACCACTTAGTTTTAGACCAAGCGGGGGTCATCAAAGCGTCGGTAATGTTTTTTCCAATTTCTTTTCTCTTACTTCCATCCATGTTTTTAGTCATGGAAGCAGGATCGGACCTTCTTCCTCCGGTTCTTCCTTGGCCAGTGGCGACGTTCTGTCTTCTATGACCCCAGCGCATTCCCGGAATGCCAAAATGCGATAACTCTTCGTTTTTAGCCATGTTTACTCCTCTTCGTCATCTGCTGCGACTGGAACAACACTTTCTGATTGCAGCTGAAGACGAAATTCTAATTCTGAAATTATGTTCTTCTTCGCATCGAGAACAAAAGAAGAAGTCGGCGGATCGAATAACAATTGAACCTTTAAGCAGACGTACGATTTGACTGCTTCCAAATCAGTGGCAGATCCTAAAAAGTCACTCCAGGTCGCAGTATTATCTGTGATACTAAAACTACCATTTTGACTTACGCCGAGCTGCGATAGGATCATAAAGGCAGAATTTATAGCAATGATAATGTCCGTCTCGAAACTATCGTCCTCCGTGGAGATGCCAAGGACCTTTTTAACACTATCCAAAATACTATCCACTTGCGCCTCTCATTTCTTGTTTACCATAGACGTGTGTCCCCTTGAACGCGAGTTGCTGGTAACTTTGGGAGCAATTCAGAACTTCCATAGTGAATTGCTAGATGTGTGTAGTTCGACGTGCACACTAGATTCTCTGGATCGAAAATGCAATCCCGCTCAAATTCGACGTCCTCTATGGTTATTGGATTGATGTGATGTACAATGATTCCAGAGCGTATCTGAAAATCCTTGTGGGCCAAATCGCATCCGTCGTCACGAACAATTATCTGATCCCGTAGAAGTCTCCAGCGTCTAGATGAGTATAACATCTGATTTATATGGCGGTCAAATCCAAAGGTCGCGACTCCGACATTCGACATCAAACGTAGGTATTCGTATCGCACTTCGAATTTTGGATGCCTTATTAGATCGGAGTAACTCTTAATCATCCTCGGAGTCCTCCGAATCGTCTTCTACTTTTTCGCCTCTATAAGATCGCATAGCATTTAAAGCGTCTTTATAGAGAGCTTCGACATTTTTAGCTGATTGTAGGGATTCGGTTTTTGCTCGTAAAAGCTCATTCTCTTGTTTTAGTTTTTCTTTCTCGAGTCTTTCTTTCGTCGATCCAAGCTTAAGGAAATGGCTTAGAACTTGTGAGGATACTCTTCCACTTTTTATTTGCGCATCGGCCAGATCTATAGCCGCCGCTATTAATTCATTCTCACGAGCTTCGACGGTTCTAGCTTGGGAACTTTTTTTCTTTGTCGGCCGATTAGCACTTTTATCCAACTTCTAACCTCCTTGCTTAGCAATTTCCATTACGAGAATTCATTTCGTTTTCCAAGAAGGCAACTCGAGCTTTGAGGTTGGTGTTTTCGCACGTCAATGTGTTCTTTTCGGCTTCCAAAGTAGTAATTTGCGCACTCATTCTCGCAATCGTTGATTCTTGATTTCTTATTTGGCAATCTTGTTCCGAGATTTTTATCTCGAGTTCTCTAATCTTTTCTAGGAACGTGACTTCTAGTCTTTGCCATTTATCAGATTTGGCCACAACATCTTCCGCGGCTCGTCTAGCCATGCCTTCGTAGACAACGGCTAAATCTGCTTCTTTTTGCTTGGCTTCTATCTCGTCAGATATGGCGGATGCTTCTAGCTTTCTTTTCTCCCATTTGTTGTAGAGAAATTTGCCAGAAAACCAAACTAAAAATGGACCGAATAGAGTAGCTAAAAAGGCTATTGTTTCTTTAATTTCATCCACAAGTAACTCCTAATATTCTTAATAATCGGGGCGACCTCTGGATGGGTCCACGATGCGATCAATAGAACCGATCCCATATAAGTAAAATATGGACGTATGTATAGACGAGAATAGATCTCGAAATCCGGTTCTAGAACTCTCCATAGACCAGAAATATTAAAGAAGTAGATTACAGACATTCCTAAACTACCAACAAAAAATAAAGGTAATATTAGAAAATATCTACGATGGCTGTCATTCTTTACGTTGCCAACGATCCTTATAAAATATCCGATGGCTGCTATGAAGGGAATTATGCAATTGACCAGGGATTGGATTTCATAGGTTGTCATTTAATCCTACTTTCCGGCCCCTTAAGTGAGACATCGAAACTTCCAAGTCAATAATAGTGAACTCTTGAAAGGAGAAAAACCAGACACCAAGGGACTTTTAGAATCTCGATGTCTCAAATAAGGGGCCATTATGAATTACACCGGTACTTCTCTGACTTCTAGAAGTTTTGTCTTCCTATCCAGAGTCGTTTCGGCGATCCAGACATCAACTTTAACCTGCGTCCTATGCCACGTTTGGCCTTTTACTACCTTTGTCTCTAGAACCTCATGGTCGTTTCCCTGTGCGGTAAAACCAACGGTGTTGACATCAGCATTTCCGTCCATAGATGGAGTCTTGCGCATGCGTACGTTTGACGTCGAGACAACTTTGGCCATCTTCTTAGTTTTACCCGGAGGGATGACAATCGGTGGTTCTACAGGCGGAGGATTAGTTGGTGTCCCAAAACGAGCCTTGTAACGTTTTGCGAATTCTGGGTATCTGGCGAAAAGAGCATCCCAGCCAATTCTAACAACATTCACGTCGACGGCCGATCGCTTTCCCTGATCATTCAAGACCTCAGCTAGAGTGTGGGCCGCGCTGATCTGTTCCATTAGAACAACATCTCCAGGATCACAAGCTCCGAAATACTCCGCTTGCCATGAATCTGGAATTGAAGAAAGATCCTTTACGAGCTCCGGAATGGTTACGTCGCGATAGCCCTTGTTCTCGTTCCAATAGTAACCCGCGACAATACTATCGTAATGTTGTAAGACCTCCAGCATCTCGAAGAACATGAAGTTCTTGAAATACCAAGGGCTTGAATAGGCCACCAACTTGTGGGGTTTAAGAAATCCGTTGTCCATCAAAAAGGTGAGCCCACGCATAGTCATGTCCGTAGCCTTCTGAGCCCAGATAGGACCAATTAGACTACCATTTTGACGGTGACCCATCTCAAAGTCGATAATCAGCTCATCAGCGACCCAATCCTTGCGATTATCTCTCATCATCTCGGCGGTGAAGACGCGGCCAAGGCCTGTCATCTTCCGAGCAGCAACATAGATATTGCCATCATTGGTGATCAACTTATTGGCGACTTCTGTAATAGTCCCATCCCAGATTTTGTTAAATCCAGATTCAGTCATTCCACGATTCTCCGGCCAAGCCGTATCGTGATAGATGTAGCCCATTCGAAGCATTCCATTGTCGTGCATTCCTTGGAAATTTGCTTCCCAGGTCCTGTCAAACCAATTGTCACAGTTCTTACTCTGCATTGGACGCTCTACGCCATACGGTTGTCCCATCTTGCAATAACCACCAGCAATTTCTGGGAACTTCGACAGAGCTTTCCAATCAACCCCGGTACCAATTGATCCATCGGGGAGGCGTTTCATTTGCCACCACGAGAAATCGAAAACGATTGGCATCTTTCCGCGGGAATAAGTAGCTACCGCAGCGGCAAGAGACTCTGATCGACTTGGAATGGCTGGAGAACGATCGATGTAATAATTTTTTCGTTGGGCGCGCTGAGCATTTTCCATAGCGAGGATCATATTTTCTTGATCTTCTTTTTTCATTTTCTTCCTCTTTCAGTTAACGATTTATCGGTAAAATCCATGTAGTCGAATCTGGATTGAGTAGATATGCACGGATAAAGGTCTTTAGAATTAGACGGCCAGGAACCGTTTCAGTTGCACCGTCCCGGAAATAACCTCGATCTCGATCGTATGAGACGCACGAGGTAAAACTCCCGAGGATGTCAATTCCGTCCCCGCGCCGTACATACTTAGATCGCGATTCGCGGACCATGCACCTCCGTCCACACGATGGCGTATGACCCCGGACGATGTATGGTTGATACCCATCGACGCGCATACCGCGGTCCAGCGTATCGTCGAACCCGAAACACTACTAAGACGGTCGGTTCCGGAAGTCGTCCAATTTCCAGTCTCCCCATCGTTGTCGACCGCATTACGGACCGTTGGATCTTCTTCTAGATCTTCACAGTCGTATATTCGTTCCGGAAGAACTGGCATCGGACCGCTCGTAGTCGCTCCAAGGATTGCGCTAGAATATCCAGCACCAGCCGTCTGATGTCCTAGAGTTGTTGGGTGGACTGTATCGGAGAGGTAGTTAGCAAGGGTTGCGCCATTGACATTAACAAGCTGATAGAGATCGTCCGCGAAGCTATAGAAAAATACACCATAATGCTCGCATATAGATTTCCAGCGGGAATGTTGCACAGAGTTAAGATTCGTGGCGTCGTTGATCGCGGGATTACTAACTCTGGGAAAGGCAATAAACGTCAATCGTGCATCTGGCAGAACTTCGCGTAGACGTCGGATCAGAGCCTCTTCCACAGCAGCATAAAATGATGAAGTGGAATCATTAACTGCGAATTCAATCGAAACGATGTTTGGATTTGCCGCTTTCGCAAGGGAAATTTGCGAGGCAAGAGCATACCATGATGTAGACCCGCCGATGCCGAGATTTATACCGGTGATGTTAGGGTAAGGCGGGGATTTCAAGGTGTTCGAGAGAGCTGACGCGGCGTATGCTCCGTTCGCAGTGATACTGGTGCCAAGAAATGAAGCATTTTGCATGTTCGTATTAGAACAGAAAAAACGCATCAATACCCTGCCCGGCACCTCCAGTACTGATTATTCCAGCATACTTCGCATTTTGAATCTCGGGCTCCGTCACTGTGATGTCTGTACCGACCTGTATATTGTTATAATATGCCCGATACGTTGTTGCGTCAATGCGCCGAAGTTCCAGCGAAGCGCCATCCACAAAAGCGACAGTTGTCAAAGATCCCTGGAGCAATCCAACGCCATTCACGACCTTACAGGCGCGAGCAACGGCCGCTGCAGAGCTGTCTCCGGTTACGATATAGACAAAGATCCCGTTGACCGACGCATCGTCGAAGCGCGAGCGGGATGAGGAAAAGAACACTCCGTGTAGGCCCACGACTTCGCTAGCGACGGAGGAGTGGACGTTAGCGCGAACCGCAAGATTGCCGACCGGGATCTCTACGCCAGCCATCACACCCTCGAGCTCAACCCACGACCCGTCGTCGTAGTAGGCGGTGCCACCACTCGTCACGACGCGCGTGTTGAGATAGAGGGAGCCGCCGGTTATTCGGAAGCCTGGAACGGTATACTCCGCCCATGCGGTGCTCGAAACAACCTTCCCGTTCGCGGCGCCGCCATTGATTCGAAGCTGCGCATTGGAAGTTCCGGCTTTGCACCAGGTCTTCCACCGACAAAAATCGAGAAGTGTTCCGGCCCAGGTCTTCGAAAACGATCCATTCGCAGCCGAGGCGGTCATACACCAAGATTGCACCCCGAGACTACCCGGGCGAGCATCGGCCGACCCAACAGCGGAAACATTCGACGCGGACCATCCAGAATTTGGGGCTTGTTCGAAATCCATATTTGTCGGGGATATCTCGGCACTTTCGTTCGGAACGCAAATGGCTTTTCCATCAACAACGGACCAAGTAGGAACATTTCCGAACCTCGACGGCATTGCGCCATCTGGAAGTTTGGAAAAGTCAACATAAAACGGAATCGATTTCGCTAAGACTGGAGTTCGTACGACGCGAGCGAACCTAATAGGATTTGGCATTAAAACCTCCTAGTCTTGTTCGACGTTTAAGTCCAAGAAAAATGACTGACCAGAATTCGGAGTGAAGATAGACTTTGTAACGAGAACGCCATAGAGATTCCGAGAGGATACTGCACATTTGACGTGCAAACGAATGTCCTTATTAAGGGACATAGCGCAATCGGAACCCGTTCCTTCCGTAGACATTGGATCGAAATCGATAAAACCAACTCTCGTAGCCCGATTTGCCCATAATAGAGCAAATTGTGAATTATCGGCAATCGACACCGGGGTATTATCTTGGTAGATATGCAATCGATAGCCCGCCGTGTTCCCGGATTGATTCGTCATCAGGCGAGCCTTTACAATGTAGAGCGAGCTTCCTGAAACACGACCGAGATTTCCTAAATTTAAAAGACCACTAACTGCTGGTCCGACAACATCATTAACCGCATAAGCAATAGTATCTTCCGGTCGAGTAAACTCTACATGAAAGGAATCGCCTTGTCCAGAGACAGCGCCAAGGTGAAGCTCGGATGCGGAAATAAGAACTGGCACTGGTGAGGCTCGCAACTGAGCATCTGTCAGAGCAAGAGCATCTCCTTGACCTGTTATGAAGCTGGAAAGGGAAAACGTGCCATCGCCATTGTCTTTGTAGAGGAGATCGAATCTCTCTTCGTTTCTTCCAAACATACTAACAACTTTATCTGCCATAATTGGCTCCTATTCTTTGGTGTTTACTATAGACGTAAAGTTTAAGATGCTATGTCTATAGTTTAGTCCTAGTTCCCACCACTATTTCGGACTTTCGGATCACTTTAGCGCGGGTTTGATTGGGTAAAAACTCCCCCCGGAGGATTTTTTAAG